CAGGTATAAGTGTGGCGGTAGGGATGTCGGCACCTCCTTGAACACCTTGGTCCAAGAACGCTGCGTTGGATTAGATGGACGCGATGCGTCGAAGTCGTTGAGCAACTCGGGACGCAAACGCAAGAACGCAATACCCAGTGGATCAACGTCGTTGTCGATTGCCCACGCGCACCAATCGTCGAGTGATGTCTCTACGTTGAAGCGATACATACGGTCATTCAAGTGCGACAGTAGCTGCTTGGCCCCTGCCTTATCCTCGACACGGTTACCAGTTGCGATGATGCGCACCTGCGGATCGAGCTTGAACGTCGGCGTCTCACGCTCCAACATGAACCCTGCGGCCCACGTCTGGTGCTGCGTCGATGACTGCGGCAACTCCTCAAGGATGATGACACCCGCACCTGTACCCTCGCGGAAGCGATAGAACATATCGGTGGGGTTGAACTTGGTGATACCGTCGACAACAGACGGCACGCCCGTGAAGTCAACGACGTCATGGTTGTTGATATGAACCACAAGGACGCGATCATCGTAACACCCTAAGTCATTAGAGATTTGAACCGCCGCGTCGCTCTTGCCCATGCCGGGCTTACCGAGCAACAACGGCACCGCTTTGGGCGCGTTGCGTAGCATCTCTACGCAGATTTGTTTTACTTCTGAAATTGATGGCATGTTATCCTCCTAACATGTTAGCCAGATGGGGGGTTGACGACGTGTGTATACAAGCAAGTCGGCTTTGTCGTTTTTGTAGTAGGTCCGATATGCAACAACAGCGTCGTCGTTTTTGTATTCGTCAGGCATAGCCTGCGCGAATGGGGTGGGGGCGTCGTCGAACATTGTCGACGGTGGACGCCGTAAGACGTCGCGCAACTTGAGCCACGAAGCATGGTCTTTGTAGTACCGATGAAAGTATTCGTCGTTCAGTGCGCGAAAGTACTCGAACAGCCAAGAGTAGTTGCTACGTGATGCAGCAGCCCACAGTGTGCAAGGGTGGTGGCGATGCGTTGGCTTGTACACGCGTGATGAGTCGTCACTGTCATAAATATGGTGAACGGTGGACAACATCTGCGCGGCTTCCAAAGGCATCTTGACCACATGCTTATTGCAGTGCATCTGCGCGGCGGTTTGCGGATTGGTGTCGAGTACAAAGATATTCATGGGGTCTCCACTTCATATAGTTTGGCGAGGGTATCCCACGCATTCCATGCTTGGCAGACGACGCAGTCACGATCGTAATCGGCGCAGCGTTCACCAAAGTGCGTTTTGATTGACCCCTCAAGGTGGCCTAGTGATGATCTACCTATGGCCTCTGCAACTTGCGCAACGTGTGTTTCGTATGTCTTACACAGCAAGAGATCGTGGCAATACATCTTGGCTTCAAAGGACGGAATTTCGTCGACGTCGACGGTATCCGCCCACACAGTAAAATCTAAATCAGACTTCATGTCATAGTTCCTCCGTTTTTACTTTGACATCGAACCCAAGGTTCTTGATGCACGAGATCGTGTAGTCCGACAGGGTGCGTGTCCCTGCAATCTCCGCGAATTGGCGCGAGCGTATGCAAGCAGGGTATACCCTACGTGCGCCGTAAACATGTTTGATACTTACTTGGATTGATGGGCGTTCACTCATTGTCACCTCCTGCAAATAGAACGTCGACTGGCGAGTATTCTGGATACTCTGACTGGATATACTCCCATGCAGCATCATCGTCGGCGGCGGGGAATATAGGCGTGTAAAAGGCGTTGCCCTCTACATCGAACATAAGACCGTTGTAGTAACTCACTTTGGTGCCTCCCATGGATGCAGCCAACACTCGCCGTAGACATAGCCGCCTGTGATGGTGGGAAATGCCTCACCACAACCGAGTAACCAGTTGATGATTAGCCAAGTGAAAAGGAACGCGACGGCGCACGTCGCCAGTGTTGAGAGTAGGATGTCTCGCATTATTACACCTCGCATGGTTGTATTATTACAGATTGAAAAACGTGTTATTGTTTTGAGAACAATAGGTTAGGTGCCTATTATTACATTATTACACTGCCAGAGAGAGTAGAGACTGGAGAGCGATTGCATGCGCGTTTTTATGTTTACCGTAAACAAAAGTGCCATACGAGACTGCTCTATTTATTTATGTAATAATGTAATAATGTAATAATAGGTATAAAAAAGCCTTAGAAAACAGGCATTTGGTATTATTACAACAAATATTACAACCCGAACCAGTGGCGCAGGTTGTAATAATAGGTTCAGTCGTTGGATTATGCAGCGGCACGGCGCGCACGTTCTGTGACTAGGTGGATCAACTCAGCAGTCTTGTGTTCGTCTGCATTCTTGACAGTGGCACCATCGGCCTCAGTCTTGTCCATCTTGCGCAGTAGTGCAGCCAACAACTCAGCAACGTCTTGATCCTTTGCGATCTGCTTTGCAGTTTCTTCCTTTGCCCACCACTTGGATGCATTAGCAGTTAACCAGTCAATGCAATCTTGGTATGGGTCATTGCCACCGAAGTCGGTATTCTTGCGCATTGTTTTGTTGAGCTTGAATTTGCCAGTCTCGCCGTCGATAGATGCAAAACCATACTTGGTTACCCACTTGACGAACAACTTGCGGTTCATGCCAGACAATGCGTCAAACAAATCGTCAAACAATGTGACGTCGCCGTGAATGAATGCGTGACCGCTGCACTCGATAGCGATAGCTTGGATGTCATTGCGCAATGAAGTTGCACGTGTATTGATGCCGCGGATCGCAGCGCGAACGTAATGAGATTTACGAATAGCCATAATAGCCTCCTGTTTGTGTCAAACTAGGATGCACCGACATGATGCACCCTACATTGACACAAGGTGCAGATCGGGTGAGCAGGCACAGATAAACTGCGAACTGGTTGGCCAGTTGTCCTGTCACGCGCTGCACACAATGTGTCATGCGCTATTTACCCGAGCCGCTTGGGCACTCGCCGTGCTTAATACGTTTGGGGAGCCTCTCGGATGCGTGTCCCGCCTTTGGAGCTGTAACATGTTGATCAGATAAATCTGACAATCTCGCCGATGTCATGTTAGAGTAGACTGTTTTTGCCCGACGCGTCGGTGCCGCAAATGAGTGACGTGCAGTTGGCCTCAGGCGTGTTGCTTCACGCGTTATGCCCCTCAAGATATAGCCCGCATTGCACTGGGCGCGGTCAGGCCCGTTATCTTTTACGCGCGGTAGCTCGGCGCGTGCTTCCAAAACGAACGAATGCCCGAAATGTCCACAATATATATTTATCCCTCCTACATATACGGCGACGTAAACAATGGGGTACAGGGACCGACCCCCCTCCCCCCTGGCCCCAGCCCTTATGTATCCCGTATAACCCAACCCCTATTTTTACCCTTGTTCTTGTTTTGTTCTCCTTACCCATTTATATTGACTTAAACACCGTCAGTCCCTATCCTTTGTATTCATGAGCAGTCAGGTAGATAAAGTTCGGAGTCTGACCCCCGACGATGAGAATATGATCCTGTCTAGGGGGCAGCTAGAGATGTTGGAGGAAGACCCTTCCAACATGGAAACGCTTGCGCGTTTGATGGGCGCAGTAAACCTCGATAACTTGTTCCGCACTATGCAAGATTCTACGATCAACGTGAATGCGAAGATTGAGTTTCAGAAAATGCTCAACAAGATGGGGCGGCTTGAACCGGACGTAAAAGCTGAGACGGGCACGGGTCCGCAGGTTGTGATAAACATTACACGCGCTAAAGACGAGCAGGGCATCACAATCGAGGGGACAAGTTCCGCGGTGGATACATGACGCATGAGATTAACTTCCAAGTCATCGAAAGTCTGGACGAGTTTTTCTACTCTGAAAAGTTTATTTCGCTGGCTGTTGGACCTGTTGGATCGACTAAAACAACCGCGGGTATAATGAAAATCCTGCATCACGCGGCGCAGATGGCGAGATGTAAGGACGGTGTCCGACGCTCGCGTTGTATTTGGGTTCGTAACACGCGTGAACAGTTGCGGGATACGTCAATTCCTGACTTCCTGAAGTGGATACCTGACGGGGTTATGGGGTCATTCCTCAAAACTGAGTACAAATTTATTCTAAAAGTCGGTGATATTGAGTGCGAAGTGTTGTTCCGCGGGCTTGATGACTCGAACGACGTTCGGCGATTGTTGTCGCTACAGGCGAGTTTCATCATTTTTGACGAGTTTAGAGAGATTCACCCCGATATTTATAACGCTGCGCAGGGCCGCGTGGGGCGTTATCCGGACAAAATGATGAACGGAGTGGGGTGTAAAACCGACGATGGGCGGTCGAACGCGCACCTGTGGGGTATGACGAACCCGCCGGATCAGGATACTTTCTGGGAAGAGCTACTCACGGAACCCCCAGATAACGTCCATGTCACGATACAGCCGTCGGGGCTTAGCCCTGAGGC